TTTTCGCCGTCGCTTGTGATGTGTTGCGAAAGGATTGTAAGAGTCGGCCTGACCGTGCCGTAAATAATGCCGAGCGAATGGCCCTGACCGGTAAGCGGCGTTGATGGATTCCAGGAATATGTCGGCGAGGTCGCAGCTATATCGAGCTGCGGTTTTGGCGTCATCTTCGATATAATCATGCCGCCGACATACATAACGGCCAGCGCCGTCAGATAACCGGCAAAGCTCCATGAACCCATAGCCAGCGCACCCGCGCCCATGAAAGCGCCGCCGGAAACCATCGAGCCTACGCCCATGGATACTACCGATAATGCGATGCCCGCTATCAGCGCCAGAGTATTTTTTCCGCCGCCCTCTTTGCCTACAGCCGGGCAAATCGCCATATAAGACCCCTTTACTATGCTGGTTTCCGGCCATAAAGCGCGATCCACCACATGACCGTTAACGCTCACCACTACGTCTTTTTCGTTTTCGCCGGCGAATTCATTAACGTATGCGGCAAGCATCTTTTCGGGCTTATATTCAATTTTTCTAATAGTCCGGTCGTTGTGATCAAAAGGATTTTTAATTTCGACCACTGTTATTTCATTCATTGTATTCCTTAATCCTTAGCGCTTAATCCTCGAAAATTGGAACATAAAAACCTTCTATCATTTTTCGCCAGAGCGAAGAATCTATTCTGTCGATATTTACGCCTATTTTCGATCGAGCGTGAATAAAACGGCCATTGCCGATATAAACTCCTGTGTGGTTGCAATATAAAGGGCTGTTAAAACGTATTACCACCAGCGACGGCTCCGGCGGATCGAGCGGGTCGCATTTTTGCCAGAAGCGGCGATTTTGTCCTATGGTTGCATCTATACTGCTCGCCTCCATACATCCAACCTTAAAATCCGGCAGCTCGATGCCGTAACGTCTAAATACTTCACAAGCAAGGCCCCAGCAATCAAGGCCTGTTTTTATGCTTCGGCCGCCATCGGCAAAAGGAATGCCAATTAAATCGCTTAGCATTATCGTATCTCTTTTCATTGATTCATATTATTATTAATTTTCATTTTAAATAAAAGTGCCGCCGGCCGGAATGGACGGTTCGCCGCCGTATCTGACGGAGTTGCCACGCTTGCGGCAGTCGGCAAGGCTTTTATTGCACGACGGGTATTCTAACTTAACAGCCGCGCTTACGGCGCATTCCGTGCCGCCATATACAAATTGACAAAAGTTTTTGAGTATTCTACGCTCCGGCCGGCGCGCCATAAGCGGATATCCCGGGCCAAGTGAAAAAGTAACCCAATGCGCATCGGCGGATGTGCTTGTGATTTCGAACGTTTCTTCAAATTCCGCCTGAGCGAGTTCAAGATGTTTAGAGTGAATCACATATAATTTCACGCTGGCGCCTATGCCGCCATCGCCCTGTTCGAGATAGTATTGCACCGTTCGCGTTACATTCGATACTTTAATTGCGAGCGTCTGCAATTCGCCTTTGCTATCTTCATTAATATCGTCCGGCACGAAAGGAAATGCCGTCCAGGTATATCCGCGCCAGGTTATATTGTCAGTATTGCGAACGAGGCGCAAAGTTTCATTTAAAACCGGAATAATAATTTCGAGCAGCACCAGCCATACGCCATCAGCCGCCAGTTTATTCTTTTCAATTTTCGCCGCTGCCGATATATCGAGCATAGCCGCTATACCTCACGAATCTGACATTCGACGGAATACCATCCCTGATCCACGGCGACCCTGCGAGGCGGCCCGACGAAACGGTATTCCTTCGTTACCGACGTTATAGGGTGAGTCCAATTAAAAGACAACGCGCCCGCGGCCGTCGTCGTATCGAAAAAAGTGTCGAAGGCCGATTTATCGGTCGCGCTCATGCGAGTCCATTTAAGCGTATAGTCTTTTCGCTGCCTGGTAAAACGGCGCCGTGTTTGTTCGACGCCGTTTTCAAATTGCGTTCTTATTACGCCGTCTTCGCTGCCCTCGTCGAGCGGATAGACGGGATTTTTTATTGATGAAGGCCAGTTGATTGCCGTTACCATAATTATGCACCTGCCCTGTTGGAAATCAAGTCGCGCATTCCGCCTGTGTTATTGACGATAGCTTCCAGGACGACGTTCACTATCCAGCGTTTGCCGTCCCATTTTGCTTCCTGCTTCACTTCCGTCTTTTGTGGACTGCTGTTGTACACGTTGACCACCGGAGCTGCCGCGGGAGCGCCGGATGCCAGCGCGTGATTCGGTATTATGGTTCCGCTCTGACGCGGCATAAAGACTTCAGGGCCGCGCTCCCCGACAATATAAGGCGTGCCGGCGTAAACCGGGCCGCCCTCGGCGCGGCCGCCGATACCTGGCAAAATAAATGAAATGAGCTTCTGGGCGAAGGCGTTCGCCAGCGCATTAGAAATAGCGCGCGCGACGCCTTTTAAAAAACTGTTGACGTAGTCGCCGAGGCTTTTCAGCTGCCCCGTCATCGCGTCAAAAAAGAATTCCTGAAACGCGCTCTGCATTGACTGAGCCGTTTGCTTGCCGACCTCTTCCATATTCTTAGCCCATGTGCCGAACGAGTCGGACGTCTGTTTCAGGCCGCTCATGAATCCGCCGGCGGCCGTTGTCGGCGTTGCCAGCAGGGTTCTTTCAGTTTCGGCGAGCTGCCTTTTGATTTCGAGCCGCTTCCTGTCAGTTTTCTGTTCATCGGCGAGCTGCTCCGCAAGGTATGCTTTTTTATTGATGAGTTCCTGACGGTTGAGGCGGTCGATTTCTTCTTGCGTCCGGATGTTCAAATCGAGATCAAGCTGGTTATACTCGATACGCATGTTAAATTTTTCGATTTCGGCAGCGCGTTCTTTTTCGTACATTTCTTTTGTCAATAAAGCTATCTGGCCGGCATACCAGGCATTAACCGTCAGTTTCGCCTGCATATCAGTAACTGGATCACCAGTCCCGAGCGCTTTAAGTTTTGCTTCTTTCTCTTTTTCGAGTCCGGCAATCGCAATCTGAAATTCGGCTTCGGCCTGCGCCTTTTTATCGTCGAGCATTTTCGCCGTGATCAAATTTGTGTCGTTTCTTATACCAGTCCAGGCATCGTGCCATGTGCGCCTTATAGATTCGGTCATTATGTTTTGATATTCGGATATTTTTGTTTCCAGCGCCGACGTGTCAAGCCCTTCCATTTTGCCTTTTGCCACTAATTCGCGCTGCATTTTATCGACTTCATCGCTAATTTTTGCCATGCCGAGCTGATAGGCCGAGCCGGTTTCGGATATGATCTTCTGGTTAAGGTCATTAAAGGCGTCTTGAATGCGGTTTGCCAGCTTGAAGGTTTGGTCTTCGGCGCGGCCGCTATCTGAATCACCCGACGGTATGCTGCTTCCGGAAAACTTCGAATATTTATCAGAGTTTTTTTCACCTTTTTTGGGTTTGACTGGTATTGAATAACTTGATAACAAAACCTGGAAATGATTTATCGATGGTTTTACAACACTATATATTTCTTTAGAAGCATCATTATAGAGATTTTTCAATCCTTCGATACCTTTTTTAAAATTATCACGTGTAAATGATAAATCAATTTGAATTCCAGGTGATTTAATATTGGCCGCAGGTATATTTGGAGCGGCATAATTATTTGCAAGCGTTTTATCGTTTTGAATAACTTTGTTACCCGATTTGCCGGTATATTCAAACCACATACTGCTGCTATTTTTCATTTTTTCTTTAAGTTCGGCGATATGTTTTGAATTTGCTTTTGCGGCTTTATCCCAACCAGCAGCCCAGGTAATCCAGTCGGCATCGCTTGAAACGTCCATCTTGCTTGCGCCGATTTCGACATTCGCATAAAATTCGCCTAATTCATCCGCCAATCTAGCAATGACTTTATATGCTTCTTTAGCAACAGAGGTCATCGTTCTGATGCATGCAGTCGCTAAATCAATTGCGACTAAAAAAGCGCCGCTGGCCGTTTCCGCATTGGTTAATTCAAGCGCCATATCAACAAGGCTTTCACCTAAATCATAAATTGAGTTGTAAGACTCTTCAATTCGTGCTTGAAATTCCGCAGGTATTAATTCTTCAAAAGCCTCTTTGACCCCTTTATCTTTAATTGCAGATTTTATTTCGCTTGCCCAGGAATTCACACCTTTAAGCATTTCAACAAGCTGATCGTAAAACGGCTGGCTGATATCGGATGCAATCATTCTAAAATTATCTTTTATCGAGCTGAATTGCACCGCCAATGTATTGTTAAGCCGTTCCATCAATCCGCCATATCTTTTTTCAATGCCTTGAATAAGCGCATCGATAGCTTTTTCGGAGCTTATTTTTAGTTCACTGATTCTTGAAACCTGGTTGCCGTTAAGTTTGAGTTCCTCCGCAATTATCTGACGGGCTGGAATAAACTGATTAAGTTGTTTCAAATCATTAGATTCAAGCCGCCCAAGCATTTTTATTTGCGTTAAAGCTAACACAATATGGTCAAGAGCGTATGCCCCCCGGCCGCTGGCAGCTACGGCATCGCCGATTGCGCGCATCGACGGGATTACTTCCTTAGCGGCCCAACCGGCGTTTAATAACTGTTTTGATAGATTTGCGATTTCTGGAAATTCAAATGGCGTTTGTTCATTAAACCTGTCAAGGTCATTCAAAAAAGCTGTAGCGGCTTCCGATGACCCCTCAAAAATTGTTTCAAGAGAAATTTTATTACGGGCCATTTCATCGTTAAAATTTATAAATGTGTCTTTAATTTGGTCAATAGTGTAGCGAAAAGCGCTTAATATTAATTGAGTCGTTACCATCGCCGACATTTGCGAGGCAAATGTTATTGCGAAACTTTTTAATGTCGAACCGGCGCTTTTAACACTATTTTTTAAACTTGTGAAAGCTCCTTCAGCTTTTTTTATATTGTTTATAGAAGCAGAAGAAATTATTGCATCCTGTTTATTTTTTTCAGCCAACGCCATTTGGGATTTATACCAGTCGTTAACTTTAATCGTTGTACGCGGGTCATTGCCGTCAAATGTAAGGGCTTTTATTTTGGCGTCTCTTTCTCTTGCAAGCGCGGTAACTACAATTTTATATTCAGCTTCGGCCAGAGCTTTTTTATCTCCCAAAATTTTAGCGTTTGTAACTGCTGTTTGGTTAATTAAGTCTTCATTCGCTTCTTTCATGGCTTGCCGCGCCGGTTCAAGCATAAGACGCGAATATTCATTGAACGAAGGCATTACTTTTGAAACATCGATATTTGCGTCTTTAGCTAAAGAAATAAGCAAATTTTTAGTTTTTGAAATTTCTGAATTTAAGTCTTTAAACTTATTTTCAAAGCTTCCAGAAGACATTCTCCCTATTGATTGATTTAAGTTTTCGAAAGCTGCCTTGAAATTTTTAACAGCCGTTGTTGAGTCGGCCATTCCTTTTATTGATGAAGCGCCTACCTCTTTTAAAGAAGATGCAACCTGTTTTAAATCCGCTGAAGCTTTATCAACGGCTTTAATTATTATTTCAACTTTATTATCCGGCATTATTCGCACCTTCTTTCGGCATAGAATTTTTCAGATAGGCGTATTCAAGCGCTTTTATTTTTTGCATCATGTCGTTATCGAGAGTAATTTCAAGGAAATCGGCCATTTTAAAAATCACATTGTAATCCAGGCCGACGGGGGCGAATGCGCTGACACGCCACTGAGTAACACAGGCATTCCAGAGTTCCCAGGCTTCGATATTTTCGGGCAGGAGCGGCGGCGGTTGATTGGCGCAGCCTTTTTTAGTATTGCAAAGAAGTTTTTCGGGCGTCCGGGAGTAAGTTTTTCGACAGGCCTCGCAAAAACCGATGATATCTTTATCGTTTAGCTTCTCCCAGACCTCGATTAGTTTTTTATGGATTCAGGGCCGCGATAAGCCCGTTTATACGTATCCGCCGCCAGCTCGCTTAACTGATAATATTCGAGTTTATCGGTCTGTTCCGCCAGATCACCATATATATTGTCTATTATCCAGTCAACCATATCGACAAATTTAGCCGGATTATCGGCATTTTCAGGGTTGACGGCATGGTCAAGCCCGGTTGCGCGAAACGCCTTTACCTGCTTGCGCGTCATCGGTCTGACCTCGATTGGATAATATGATTTCTCTTTCGGTTTTTCCGGCGCGTTGGTTCCCGATTCGGTTATTTCGGGTTTAAATATTTTGCCGGTTTCTAAAAGTTCCATAGTTTCCGTAACATTTTCCATTTATAATCATCTCCTGAATTGAATTTAATTATGCTTTAAACCATGTTTATGCGTAGCTGGATATATCGTTAACGAGCGTGGCGATCAACGAGGAATTGCCTGCGTCGTTTTCGTAGAAGGCGCTGATATCGGCCGTGAGCTTTACGCCGGTCGGCCCTTCTATCGGCGGCGTAGTAACCGAATACATAATTTCAGGAAATTTATAGGTCAGCGAGTGGCCGGCGGTATTTTCCGATTTGACCTCGATCGAGCTTTTCGTTCCGGCCATCGCTTTAGCAAGAATCGTCGTATCGGTGAAGAAAGCTTCGATTTTTCCGGTAAGTCCGATAAGGCTTTCGGGCAAAGAAGTGCGCGCGTTGCCGCCGCCTATGCCGAACTGCTCAGCATCGAGGCCGAGTTCTACCGCAAATTCGATATTCGATATATTCGCGACGGTAACGCCGCCTTCCTTTATTGACGATTCGTAATCGTTCATTCGCGAAAGAACAAGCGCTGTTGCCGATGCGTCATAAGTGCTGTCGCTTTCAACTTCCGTCGATCCTATGATGTCAAAGGTATGTACATGCTCGTTATCGCCGATACCATAGGCGGTATTGAATTTCGCAATTTTAATGCCGTCGGCGAGATAATATTTACCGATGTCGGTGAAGCCTTTTTCTATTTTCAAAGAAGGCTGCTCAGTGTTTGTAATTTTGAAAACGTGTGTATATTTTTCTGTTCCACCCGTCGTGGTCGGAGCGCCGAACATTGCTTTCAAAAAATAACCTATAGTACGGTAACACGAAGGTATTTCGAGCATGCCATCAACCGTCTTGCGGCCGAGGCCCGGCCTCGCCTGATCGCGCCTGTTGAGAATAGTATTAGTTTTAATGATGCCCTGTTTGAGCTGGATCGTGTTCTTGTTGAAAGGGATGATGATACCGTTTTTCGGACTCGGCGTTCCTTTATAGGTCGGTTCGAAAAAGATCGTAGTCCGCCCCATGTATCCTTTAGCCTGTGACATCGTTTTTCCTCCTTAAATTTTATGTTTACGCTGTTTCTACGTTATCCGTCAGCAGCTCGAACGTCATTCCATAACGCCAGATGCCGCCTTCCTCATCGATATATTCTTCGCGCGTCGGGTACATTTTCGAACAGTCGGTTATTTTATAACCTGTAAGCGCCGCTCTGATATCGTCCAGATATTCATACGCACCGGCGTGGCCGCCGTTGTGGATACGCAAGTTTTTAAAAAGCAAAATAATATCGAAAGCCATCTTCCGATTCTGGTTGATCGTCGCCAGCGACGACGGCGCCGTATAAGTCGAGCCGCCATATATCACCAGCGCCGCGCCGGCCGGATGCCTTACCGCGAATTCGCCGGCGTTTTGCGCGAAGCCCTGAATATGCAATCCGGTTATCTGGCTTTTCAGGCGGTCAATTATCGCGTTTTCAATGTCGAGAGTTGTCATTTTTTCAGGCCTCCGTCAATAGTTAAAATTGAATGTCGTTGCTCGGGCGATTCTCGACGTATCCACCGGGCGCAGGATTGTTGGCCGGCCGGTTGCGCCTATCGTTAATTTCGCTCCAAGATAAACATCGGCGTTATTCGGCCTGTAAAAGCGGCCGGCTCTGAGCGTCGCGTTCTCCGTGCGTCTCAAAACGATATTCGGCGTTTTTGTAATGTCGCCCCGGCCGGTCAAAACGGCCTGCTGCTCAATTAGCGGCAGGACGTATTTCTCCCGGATACGCCGGACGAAACCTGTCCCATATGCGGGACGCTATTTCTTTTACCTCCTGCTCGGCGCATTCGTATAAGTCCATGCCGAGGCCTTTCATTAGATCGCTCGTACTGTTCGATTCCGCTTTTATAAAACTTTCCACGGCGTTTTTTCCAACCTGCATAATATCGCTCTGTGATAGCTTTCCGTCTTTTTTGCGTTCGGCGTCGAGGCCGGCCATAAATTCAGAAAAAGCAGCCTCGGCCGACTTTCGCAGACCGGCGCGCGCGTCCTGCAATCTCATCGATATACGCTCATTTTCAATAAATTTTATTCGTTTTTCCGCCTCTTCGTCAGCGCGGCTAAAAAAATTTCTGACCTTCGGTTCAAGCCATCCCATTAACGCCATAAAAAGCGCCGTAAAGGTTATCTGGAGCATCTCGCTTACCGTCCTTCCTTTTGAAATTTCCAGACCAGGCCCGCCAGCATAAACCGTGACAGCCGAAAAAACCGTAAATACCGCGAGAACGAAAATTGCCGGAATAAAACATTTGATAAAGCCCTTTTTGAAGTTAGTCATAAAACACTCCTTGTTATTCTTAGATTTTGAGGTTATCGGATGCGGGAGGAATTGCACCTCCATTTCCAGGTGTTTAGGCGGACCCGGCGTCCTTCTGGTTAGACGACACACCCATAGAAGGGCCAGATTTATTAATTTAAAGTGCCTTCAGGGCTTTTGCCGGCCCTTTATTTTTTCAATTTAAGCCCCCGGCACTATTTTTATGATTAATATTTAGCTTTTATCAGCCCAAGTTCTAAGCATTTATCGTAAACGCGCTTCCAGATCGCCGCGTGGTTAGCGATGCCCTCGATGCGCGGATTGTAAAGAAACGCTTTAGCTTCGGACTCGTTGGATGCTACGATATACCTTTCATAGCCGTAACGGGCCAGCATGTCATTCGAATCGTACAGCCTGATGTTGGTCTTTGCCCATTGTTTTACTTCCAGAAAACCGTCGTATTTGCGCCACTGGCGAATCGCCGCGAAAAGTTCGGTTTCGAATCCGACGTATTTGTCGGGAACGCTTTTATTTTCGGTATTGCCGTAGCCGACGATCTTGTCCTGGATAAATTTGGAAGGCTCCACGCTTCTGAATAACGCTGACTGCTCTTTCTGAATCAGCGACAAAATCCAGACCGGTTCGATGTCGTATTCGCGGCAAAGCGCATCGATGAATATGCTAAAAGGCACATTTCTTTTTACGGTGAAGATTGCCTTCGCCGCTTCATCTTTAAATTCTTTGGATTTTTTGAGCAGCCATTCGGGTATAGTCGCGGTAATGCACGTTCTGTCTTTCAGCCATGAGTCAATCGCAACAAGATATTTTTGAATGCTGTCGGCGTTCAAAAAACCATAGTTATTAACCA